TTTCGAGCGCGAGATTCCACATGAGCCCGTTGAGCCATTCTTGCGGCAGGTCAGCCGTATTGGCCGGCGTGGTCAAATCCATCAACGGTCGATACCAAGTCAGGCGCGCGCCAAAGTTCGCGTTCTGCGGATTCGGCCACGCGTAAAACTCGCCTGAAACGAGTTGTGGCGTGTAAAAGAATTGCGTCGATATCCCCGGATCGAGCGGCTGGGGAAGGTTCATGTATTCCTTGCGCGAAAGGACGGACATCGGCGTCAAGCGTGGGCCGTTCTGCCCACCGGAATAATAGATCTGCCGGGCGCGCGGAACCTGGAGCGGCCTCACAATCTTCGTCGTGTAGCTGAACGCGTTGTTTTGCGCCGAGACGCTTTGCCCGGCTGGGATTGGCGAGGCGAGCGCGACGACATTGCCCGCGGGCGATCCTGAGACCGTCGTCCAAAATGCCAAGCCGCTATCGAGCACGACGCCGAAATTATCTCCGGACTTCACAGTGAAACCATTGGGCGCAACGGTGTTCGTAACCGTTATCGAGGTAGCGCCACTGCTCGCCGGGTTGGCGGCTTGCATCGGAACCCACGAATTTGCGTCGCAACAATTATCCGGGCCTGTGCCTCCCGGTCCCGTCCCACCAAGAAGATATCGGTTCTGACCGGCCTGGAAAAACAGAATAGCCTCTTCCTCGGTCCACACATGGATCCCGAGCGCCTGCCATTCCTTCAACAGAGCGTTGCCTGCAAACAGCGCATCGTTGAACATTCCCGCCGTGGGGGTTTCATCCTCGGCAATCGCACCGATTTTTCGGTACATCGCCGTGATCATTTGCGTGATGGCTGGATTCCATCCGCTTGTGCCAGTAGTCGCGATTTTCGCCTCCTATGGCAGTCCCGGTGCTGGCGGCGGGCTCGGCTGATAGATCGTGATCAAGTTTCCCGACGCCATCGCGTATGGGAGCCCATTCGATAGCACAAGATTCGAGCCTGTAGGAGGTGATGCGATGGTCGTGAAAAACACAGCCCCGCCGTCCTGATCCGTCATGCAACCGACCTTCGCTCCCGCGTAGAAACCGAACGTGGTTTGAACCGGGATGACGGTTTGACCTATGATGGCGGCAGCCGTCGTTTGAACGCTGATAGGGCCGACATAGACGTTCTGCCCTAAGGGCCGCGCATCTGGAACGGATTGGATATCCGGGACGCCCTTTACGAGGTCCTGAGGCTGACGCGGCTCCCACACCCTACCGTCGACAATCAGCCCGTCCCACTGCTTCCTCGTTTCTTCGGCGCGTTGGATAAATCCCGTCCGATCGTCCGTGCGATAGAAGCTCCCCGGCTTGTAGTGGAGCTTGCGGCCCATAGCGGCCTCAATTCCACTCGACGTAGAGCGGCGTGCTCGCTGTGCTGGCGATGCAATTCAGTGCGCCAGTCGGAACGCCAGCCGTATTCGGTCCCCACGAACCCGACTGTCCGGGGGCGAGTTGCGCCGAGGTGCTCGAATTCAACACCGCCGTCATGCCGAACGCGCAAGCGATCTGCGCGCTGAGCGACGTGTTCTGAATTTGCAGGTAAGTCACTGCGGTCGCCCCAGCGAGGCAGGTCGTGCTCGTCGCGCCGACCGTGCATCCTGGGAAATGGCGAGCAGCCGCGGGAAGCGGGCTGACCGTGACGTTGTTCGTCGACCCTGGGGTTGCTTGGCTGATGGCGACGGTCGATCCGGTTCCGCCCGTCGTAGAGACGTTGATCGAACCGTCCGCGTTGACCTTGAGTTGATTCGTCAGCGTGGTCGGGTCCGCCACAAACACGGTCCCGAGATAATTCGTCTGCGCCGCCCACGCGGCGAGGCTAGCGGCGATGAGCGCCGCGGCCGATGCGATCGCGATGGTTCTGAATCGTCCGCTCATGACTGGGGTATTCCCTTCGTCCCTCGCATGAACACGGTATAGCCGGAGTTCGGCATGGCCCCAAGCGTCGTGAATTTGATCTTGCCCGTCGCTCCCGCGATGAGCACGCCGTTCGCCCCGACCGCCGCCAAGCCGCCGAATTGCTTGAAGTGCAGCTTCCCGAATCCTCCGAGCACGAGCGCATTTTGCGACGTCGTCGCGTCCCAAATGATTTCGAGCGCCATGCCCTTCACGTCGTATTCGATCTCGGTGATTTTGATGTGCGAGAGCGGATAGAAGTTCTGGCCATAGTTGAAGATGCCGAGCGGCCCCGCTGCGGAGCCGTCAACCTTGACGACGTTCGTTTCGCCCGTCCCGTCACTCAGTGACGTGAAGACGTAGGCCCAATTTCGCCGGCCATTCTCGACGAGTTGGGAATCGACTGTGTCGGCCATGCGAGGCTCCTTCGATCAAGCGCAACCTTACGCCTGCGCCACGCCGAACAGCCCCGTCGTCGGGTTTGAAACAAGCGCGCCGATCGACGGCGCAACTTGCAGCGATAGCCGCTTCGTGCCGTCAGACGCCGATTGCGTGGCGTAGGTTCCTCTGACATCGCCGGTCAAATTAGTCGCGGGAGAAGTCGTAACCGCCGCCGTAAACCCGGTGCTGGCCGTAATCCATGTGTTGTTCCAACTCACACTCACGTCGGTGAAGTAGCTGGCGAGGATGCCGAACCCGAAAACATCGGCTGTTCCGACCGAATAGTTGTGAGCGTCGGTGAACTGCGGAACAACAGACGTGACAGCCTTGAACGCCTTGGTCGTGTTGACCGTGTTTGCGCCCGCCGCCACGGTGACGAGTTGCGTCATCGGGTAGCCGTAGATGTCATAACCCGAGACGAGAAAATTGCCGCCAGCGCCGCCGGAAACGCCGGAAATCGACACGCCACGGCCCACGCATGTCGACCGGCTGTAGAACCCCGTCTGGAAGCTCCCGTTCTGCCCGAAAACCCACAACGACGGGAGTCCGTCGATCACGACACCCGCACTCAGCGAAAGCCCGGTCGGCATGAAAAAAGCGGGGGCCGCCGCGCTCAGAACCGTGATGCCTGCCGCCGTAGAGTTGACCAACGTCATCGGCGTGCCGTTGACGACATTGGCGAGCGCCGCGATGTTGGCCGTCGCGATCTGGCTCGGAACGTAATTGGCGACGATCGGATCGCACGCCCCATACCATCCGACAATGCCGGGCTGGACCGCCGAAGAGCCCCTCGCATTGTAGGGAAGGCGATGATCCTGAATTCCGTTGCCCAGGAAGTCGAGGCTGGGGGCCGCATTGAGCGGGAACCCCAGCGCGCTCGGGTTGCTGTAGCGAGCAAGTGCGCGATGCAACGGAGCCCAAATCGTCGAAATGCCACCCATGACGGAAATCCTTCTCGCTACGCCAAAGCGCGGAATGCGCAGGCGGACCCTTGATCGGCTGACTTCACTTCTTCTCGGCGGCCTTACGAGGCTCGCGCTTGTGCTCGACCTTCTTTTCGGCCGCCTCCTTGCCGCCCTTGGCCTCCCGTCCTCCCGCATGATGATGATGGACGTGGACGTGGACGTGATGCTCGCTTCCGGCCTTCGTGGGGGCTTTCTTTTCGGCCATGACAATAGTTCCCTTGAGTTTGCTGCGACGCCTCAGACGCCGGGGGTTCCGTAAATCTGGCGATGGTCGGTGCATCCGCAAGAGAGGCGCATATACTGCGCGGCTTTTGCGTTTTTCGTATCGAATTCGTTATCCGTGTCGAACATCGGCTTGTCGCGCCACATGAAACGCAAACCGTAGAGCGCGTTCGTGCGGATAAACCACGCGGTCGCCGACAGGAAGTAGTGGTTGACCACGATCCCCTTCGGAAACATCCCCGTCGCCTTGATGACGTTGATGGCGTTGTTCGACGTGTCGTTCTGGAGCACCGAATGAATGATCCGGTTCGCGTCGAACCACTGCGCGGGCGAGATCGCGAGCGACTGCGGAATGAGGGCGATCTTGTTGCCGCGGTAGTCGACCGCCTGCATGATCTGAATCGCCAGATCCTCGATCGCGACTTCCGACAAGTCCGCCGAGTTGGCGAGCAAGTTGGACTGATTGCCGACCAAGGAGGGATGGCTCGCCGAGATCATCGCAGCGCCATCGCCGATCGGATAGCTCGCGTTGAACGCCTGATTGAAGACGTTGGCCGCGATGATTTCCTCGGTCTGACGCCCGGCGAACGCCAGCATAGCCGCGCGACGCTTCGAGACGACCTCGTAGAGGTTGTCGCGCAGTTCTTCGAACGTCACGATGTAGCCGCCGGCGTAGGCGACATGGGTGTATCGAGTGATCGAACCCTGGACTTCGCTGTCGTAATTCAGCGCCTGCCCTTGGTCCTTTTCGCGAAGCACGCCGAAACCGGAGATTTCGACGTCTTCCTCATACGCCTTGTCCGACGTCTCGACGTCGAACAATTCCGGGTATTCCTGCTGGTGCTCGGCATATTGCCGGCCCCACCAAGTCTTGATACCGGGCCAGAGGGATTTCGGATGTGCGCCAGTTGTAATGACGCCGCCGACAGTAGCCATATCAGGTCTCCTTTACTCGCTACTCGGCGATCAATAGCCGGATGCGCCCCAAAGGGCGGGAAGGTTGATGCGAACGGTCCAACGCGCATAGTTGCCGATGACGTTGTCAGGGCCGCGGGTGAGTTCGAGAAGGCGAAGCTGATACGTCGGGTTGGCCGACGACGAAACGCCCGAGCTTTGCAGAAGCCATCCCGAAAACCCGGTTACGGTGCTGCCAGACCCGGCGACGAGGTTGCCGTTGGCGAATCCGCCCGTGGCCGCCGCGATAGCGCCGCCGACCGAGTCCTCCTGGATCGTGTAAAGCTGATTCGGGTCATCGCAGACGAACCCGTAATTCGCGATACTCCCGGCCCGATAGATCGGGTCGCTTTGAAGGAGCGTCTTGCCGGACCCCGATGGGCCGTTGGATGAACCGATGAACGCGCCCAGAATCGTATTCGTCGCGCCAGCCGATGCAATCCCCACGGCCGGGACGCCCCAAGCGTCGGAGCCGCCGAGCGGCACGAGAGGGTCGCCGCGGAAGATGTTGCCGGTTTGGCTGGACGGGAAATAGACGAGACGGCCCTGGCCAGACCAAGGCGAGCCGTTGTCGTTGATGGGCTGTAGCCCGAATGCAAAGTTGTTATTCGCCATGGCGCGAAGCCTCCAGGAAGCGCGGACGGGACATTGGCCGGCGCAAGGCGCACAGCCATTCATTCCTGCCTGAGACTACCTGGGATGCCTATCTCAGCCCTTGGGGCCTACCACTTGAAGTGGGCCTTTTCCTGATGCCTCATCCGGATCGTAGAACTTCCCGCTGTCCGATCGCTGGGCCTGTCCCGGCTTCGCGGAAAATGGGTTTTTCTTGATCGCGTCAATCTTTGCCTTGGCGGCGTCGTGTCTGGCGTCCATTTCCTCTTGCCAGAACACGTTGGGAATTTCCATCGCGTAGGCTTTGAGGACCCCATTGTCTCGGCCCGTACCCACCACACGACTGAGGGGATTCCCGTCCCTCGGATTGATAACGTGCGACCATCCCGACGCTTTGGCCTCATCGACGCGGCCGGCCGCATCATTGAACCAATGCCGATGATACCCCGGTCTTTCGGCAAGCGCAAGCTTCTGTGTGTACGCTCCGAACGGTTGGCGAATCTGCCGAATGCGCGCAATCGCCTGTTCGACGTTTTCCTCCCCAGGCGATTGCGCGCTCGGGGATAGAGAGACGTCTGCCGTCAGCCCTTCGTCGACCTTGATCGCCGATTCCTCGACGCCTTGGAGTGTCGACTTCGGCGGACGCCCGGGGCCGCGCTTGGCTTGGTCCGGCTGGTACATTTCATCGGCCATTGTCTTACTTCCTCGGCTTCTGCATTGTCAGGACGTCGGCGTGCGGATCGGCGTAGAGCGCCATGTATTCCGCTTCGGTATAGTCCGGCAACTGCCGCTTGGTTCTGTTGAAAGCGTCACGCGCTTGCTGGCGCTCGGATACATCCTGGATTTGGTCGATCTTCACAAGAGGCGCCCCAGGAACAGGGGCCGCTTGCCGCACAGTCGGGGCGGCAACGGCCGCGG